GATAGTGGTTATGATTTCTTTGATGGTGATTTGCCTTGTGAATGGGATAAGCCTTGCAGTAAATGGGTGCAGGTAAATCGTGATGGTGATATGGATGAGATTAGATGCGTGATGTATGACAATTGCGAGATGAGAAAGGAATTGGAAGATGAGCAGACCTAAAGACAAAAGCATTCTGTATATGGTTATTGATCCGGATGATGTGAATGAGTTGCCATTGTTCTGCGGCACAGCTGAAGAAGTCGCAGAGTGGTGTAATACAACAGTTGTTAATATTCGTAGTGCTATATGTCACGCAAAGAGAAGAAATCAAAAGAGTAAGTATGTAAGAGTAGAATTGCAGGAGGAATAGATATGTTGAATGGATGTAGGAATCATCCTGATTGCTTTAGTTGTCCTTTCCCAGATTGCATTGCCAGTGCAAGAAAGGCTAACCCGGAAGCGCAGAGAAGGTACAGGCAAGCACACAAAGAGAAATTTAAAGAATATCAAAGAGCATATTTGAAACGCAAAAAGGAGAAGAAACTAAATGAGCAAAGTAATTGTGCAGTGTAATACATTTATGAAGGTTGATGATTTTAAGAAGTTACAGGGTGAGATTAAGGAATCATATGATAGTGGGGTGTTGGTGTTACCTGCTTATTGTGAACTTAAGGCGGTTATTGATTCTGATGAAGTTGAGGTGTTGTCTAGGAATGGATATCAAGAGTGAGGATGTATGTATGACGGATAAGCAAGATGAAGGGTTGAAGTTACTCAAAGAAATACGAAGCATTAATCATATGATAGACGAATTGCAAATGCAGATTGATGAGATATATTCTATGCTTACTTCTACTACAGTAAAACCCAAGGATATGAATGTGCAGACATCAGGCGAATCAGATCCAATGGCAACGAAGATGTGTAAGATTATTGAGTACCAAGAGAAGGTGCAGACATATCAAGCAGAGCTGTGTGGGAAGAAGTTGCTGGCTCTTAAGATTATTCAGCAGATGGATATAGATAATCAAAGAGTTATTACGTTGAGGTATTTCAAGGGATTGTCTGTTGAGACTATTGGTGAGCGTATCAATTATTCTTATCGTTGGGCATGGGAGAAGATACACGAAGCGGAACAGGAATTTATATCCATATACGAGAAGTCTACATAGAACTACATATAATTATGTGATATTATGTTAGTGTTGAATAAAGGGAACGCAGAGAGATTGCGTTTCCTTTTTTGTTTGGTATCAACAGTTCTTCATTGCTGTTAGATATACTGCCTTCTGTTAAGGAACACTAGCACGTTGGTATGTATGTTAGTGTTCCGTCAGGCGGATATTATGAAGGAATATGCAAAGGCATTTTATAAATCTAATGCGTGGGAGCAATGTAGAGCTGCATATATTAAATCAGTTGGTGGTTTGTGTGAAGATTGTTTGGAGCGTGGTGTGTATCGTCCAGGTGTGATTGTACATCATATTAATCATATAACTCCAGAGAACATAGGTAACACATCCATCACGCTTGATTGGAGTAACCTTAGATACGTTTGTCGTGATTGTCATGCCAAAGAACATAGTCATACGCAGAGCAGACGTTACATCATACACAATGATGGCAGCGTTAGTGTCTGTGTATGACATCCCCCTTGTAGGGCATAGGGGTGGTTCTCTTGGGGACCGGTGTCGGGGGTAAAAAAAACTGAACAAGACCTATACGGTTTTTTGGAAAGTAAATCGAACTAAATAGAAGAGTATTTACATCTTGCAAAAGAACGAAGAAGAGAACGAGCGAAAAAGCGTCTTGCTAAAGTAGGTGAAGAAAATGACAAAAAATAAATTAACATTGCAGGAGCAGGCAAATCAGTTATTGATTGATGCCGAGAAGAAAGGAGTTCAGCAGAACTTCTTTTTTGCTACCACATTTAAAAGATATCAAGTTCAGATGAAAATTATGTCAGAACTTGAGCGAGAGATTAATGATCTGGGCGCAACAGTACAAAAGGAATATGTAAAGGGGAGAACGAATGTTTATACCAATCCTGCTATTACGGAATATAACAAGACCGCAACAGCAGCGAATGGAACAGTTTCAACGCTTATAAACATATTGAAGTCATTATCAGGTGAAGATGGTGGCGAGAGTAAACTTAAGTCCTTGTTAGCATCATTAGATGATGAATAATTACATTTATGAGTATTATCAATCGATAGTTGATGGTAGTGAGGTTGTTGGTAGATGGATAAGGCTTTGGTACGAATACATTATAAAAGGATTGGAGAACCAGTCATTTTATTTTTCGCAGAAAGCATCTAACAAGGCAATCAAGTTCGTTGAAAACTTTGTTCATCATCACGAAGGAGTATTAGCTCCTAAACTGCTTAAGTTGGAGTTATGGCAGAAGGCAATCTTGTCAGTAATATTTGGAATAGTTGATAGTGAAGGCAATCGTCAGTTTAGAGAAGTGTTTATTGTTATCGCAAGAAAGACGGGAAAAACACTTTTTGCTGCTGGGGTAGCCGAGTATATGACTTTCTTGGATGATTATGGAGCAAGAATATATTTTGCCGCACCGAAACTAGAACAAGCGAACCTTTGTTTTGAAGCGTATCATCAGTCAATCTTACATGAGCCAGAGTTATCTGCTATGGCGAAGAAGAGAAGGACAGATGTATATGTTCCGGACAATAACACTACAGCCAAGCCATTAGCATTTTCTGCAAAGAAGAGTGATGGTTTGAATGTTTCATTATGCATAGCGGATGAGGTTGCATCTTGGCAGGGTGACGCAGGTCTTAAGTTTTATGAAGTTATTAAGTCATCTGTTGGTGCTAGAAAGCAACCTTTGATAATGTCTATTTCAACAGCTGGATATCAAAACGAAGGTATCTATGATGAATTGTTTAAACGTAGTACAAGGGTGTTACTAGGAGATTCAAAGGAAACTCGTCTTGCTCCATTTATCTATCAAATTGATGATGTATCGAAGTGGAATGACATAAACGAATTGCGCAAGAGCAATCCAAATTTGGGTGTTTCAGTTTCGGTTGATTATTTGCTAGAAGAGATAAATATTGCAGAAGGCTCTTTGTCGAAGAAGGCAGAGTTCCTTACAAAGTACTGCAATATAAAACAAAATAGTTCACAAGCGTGGCTTGATGCTATGGATATTGAGAAGGCAACAGAGAAGAAGTTTACTCTTGAAGATTTTAGGAGTTCTTATTGTGTTGCCGGGATAGACTTATCGAGAACTACTGACCTTACAGCCTGCGTAGTTGTAATCGAGAGGAAGGGAGAACTTTATGTATTTAGCAAGTTCTTCTTACCATCTGAAAAAATCGAAGAGGCTACAGCTCGTGATGGTGTTCCTTATGCGGAATACATAAGGCGAGGTTTTTTAGTTCCTAGTGGAGATAATTTTATCAATTATAAAGACTGTTACGATTGGTATGTAAGTCTTGTGAGCGAATATGAGATATTGCCATTGCAATGTGGCTATGATAGATATTCTGCTCAATATCTTGTTCAGGATATGGAAGCATTTGGTTTCCATATGGATGATGTTTACCAAGGACATAATCTATATCCTGTTCTAACTGAATTTGAAGGGTTGTTGAAAGATGGAAAGATTCATATCGGAAACAATGACCTTTTGAAGATACATTTATTGAATAGTGCCATAAAGATGGATAACGAACAGAACAAGGGCAAACTTGTGAAGATAAATCCATCCGATCATATTGATGGCTGTGCTGCTTTAATTGATGCAATGACAGTGAGACAGAAATGGTATGGTGAACTTGGCACTCAATTAAGCAACGAGGAATAGAGTAATGGGATTATTAGAAAGTATTTTCCAAAAGAAACCTAGTAGCGAACTGATGAATGCTAATGCCTACTTTAAGACATTAACAGCGTATCAGCCAAGGTTTACTTCTTGGAGTGGTCAGTTGTATGAGAGTGAGTTAGTCAGATCAGCAATTGATGCAAGAGCAAGGCATATTAGTAAATTGAAAGTTGAAATACAGGGTTCTGCAAAACCTAAAATTCAAACAGTTTTAAAGCAGAGACCAAACGAATTTCAAACTTGGTCGCAGTTCTTATACAGACTTTCAACAATACTGGATATGCAGAATACAGCTTTTGTTGTTCCTTGTATTGATGCGTTTGGAAACGTTTGCGGATATTATCCAGTTCTTCCAAGCCAGTGTGAAATTCTTCAAACCAAGATGGGAAGAAGAGTATTGAGATATACATTTGCTGATAGAAGTACAGCTTCTTGTTGGATGGATGAATGTGGAATATTAACCAAGTTCCAGTATAAAGATGATTTCTTTGGAACAAGCAATAGTGCCTTGAATGACACTATGGAATTGATTGATATTCA